ATATAGAGGTGTAAAGTTGGAAATTGTAATACAGGGCCAACCAAGAACGAAAAAAAACGGCAGCAGAATAGCGCTCGTCAATAATAAACGTGTACTCTTACCGTCAAAAGCGTATGAAGAATATGAGAAAGTTGCTCTCATGCAGCTGGGGCGAGTGCAGGCTGTTCATGGGCCAGTATCGGTGCTGTGCCGCTATTATTTACAAAACCGAGCGCATTGGCCAGATTTGGTAGGCCTATTACAAGCAACTAGCGACATACTGCAAGCAGCTAGCGTGATTGATAATGATAAGTACATTGTTAATTATGACGGCTCGAAAATTGCAGGCATTGACAAAGACAAACCGAGGGCCGAGATTACTATTCAGCCAATTAATGATGATACTGTCCTACTCGATGAGTACGAAAGGCAAAAGGCTCGAGAGTGCGACACCACTCAAAAGCCTAAACGCCGAAAAGTTGCACCAATTAGGGGCTATGGAAAGCTCAAAGCCCCTACCTCTATCTCTTACAAAGAATTTAGAAAGCTATTTCAGAAAGGACATCACACACCATGACAGATAGCGAAACAGAATACAGGTTGCTCTTAACAGGCACAATCAGATTAGATATAGCAATCGACGCACAGAGCGAAAGTGAGGCACAAGAGCTGAAAACTCAAATCTTACAAACTGTCAACGATCAGATTGCAGTTGATTGTGGAAAGATAGAGGGTACTCACGGTGTATGCGTTGATGAAGTAGAGCTCGAAATCGAAAAGCTAGTAATTTATGACTAATGGGGGCAACTATGAAACGTACTATAAAAGCCGAATATGACGGCAAGAACTTTTCGCTCACAGCAGAGAACTGTAACACAGTAGAGCTCTTATCCTTTGTATGCGATGTAGCAGAGCAAGCCTTATGCATTATTGCTGGCAACGACACAGAGCTATTTGATGAGGCAAAAGAGGCTCTCATCGAAGAAATAAAAGGAATGGGAGCGCTAGAGAGTGAGCGAGTTTTGCAATAATGGAAAATAAAGCTATGAAAATACTAGACGCCTGCTGTGGCTCTCGTATGTTTTGGTTTGACAAAGAACATGAAAGCGCTGTTTATATGGATAATCGAACATTAGAAACAACGCTATGTGACGGCAGAAAATTAGTAGTAAACCCAGATATAGTAGCAGATTTTAAAAGCATTCCTTTTGATGATGAAACATTTTATTTAGTTATCTTTGATCCGCCGCATTTATTAAACGCTGGAGAAACATCGTTTTTAAAAGCCAAATATGGAACGCTAGGGCCTAACTGGAAAGACGATATTAAGCAAGGCT